CTGCTACTTCAGTAGCTGACATAGGTGTACCTTCAGGTCTACCTAATGATTCCATAAATAAAGCTTTCTTAATATTAGCTCTCATATCAGTTAAAATTAATTGAGCTACATCAAATCTTCCAGCTGCTGGAAGTGCTTGTAGTCCTCTACTATTAGGTGCTACAGGAATTAAAGCCCCCGGAACTAAAGATATATTTTCAGGATTAATAACACCATCATCTTCAAATGTATAGATACCACTAATAGCCATTTGAGCATTTTGTAAAATAAGTTCTACTGTTAAGTTTGTAGTTTTAATGGCAGCCATTGCATTGAATACTGGTCCACGACCATACACTTCACCTGATGCTTTGTTCCATCTGTAAACTATATATGGATTAGAACCAACTCCTTCTAGTTCAGTTTCAAAAATCATTTCTTGCATATCCATACATACTACACAATACTTATATCTTTCTTCGTTTGGTTTATCATATAGTCTAAACACACCTTCAACTATTTTAGTTTTAGCATCTCCATCTTTTGCAATTTTCTTTAACATATCAGATGACATAGTAGCTTTAGGATAAGCAATAGAAATTCTATTATAGTTCATTGATCTTTTTCTAAAGATTGTATCAACTTTATTACTTGGTCCATTGTTAAGCATTACTCTTGGTAGAGGAATAGCTTGGAAATTAATTGGGTTTAAACTATCTCCTTCTTCTACTAACAACACAGCAGTACCAATAGCTAAGTCCATAAATGATTCATGTACTTCTTGATTAAAATTAGATCCACCTAGTATCTCAAATACATATTGAGTAATAGCATCTAGTTGTTCATTAACTTCAGGAATTGCTTCTGTTGGTATTTCAGAACCAGCTTCAAAGTTTGCCCAACGACCATAGGTCGGAACTATTCCAGCTTGTAGTCTTGATGCAAATTCTTGTATACCTACTACAGCTGTTTCATCAAATATCTTATCTGTTCTTCTTTCTGCAATCGTTTCATCATAGAACGATTCTCTTTGTGGCATTGTGTATTCATAAGCTTCTTCATATTTATCTTTCCAGTTGTCAAAGATATATTCTGAATCTTTATATTTTTTAAGAAATGAAGCTACTCTATTATCTGTTCCTCCATAAGAAGCATTGTCTGAACTAGGTGTTGGTATGTACATTATTACATATCTCCTTTTATAAGTTTATTACTAGAAGCATATAATGCTCTACCTTGTTGACTAGCTTTTGTTGCACCAGTTCTAGCTCGTCTTGAATTATATCTAGTTTTAGCTGTAGTTTGAGAATAACTTGATTGTTGTCCGTCACTTGAAGCAATAGTTTTTATATCTCTATTATCTCTAGTATTAGTTTGTGTAGATGTTGTTCTAGATTTATTATAAAAATTATTTGCTGCTTCAGCATATGGTTTTTTTGATGCATAGTATAATGCAGTAAACGCAAGTGGCATACCTGACATTATTCCACCTAGTGCCATTAAACCTTTTTTAACTTGCTGTTGTGAATCATACATTTCTTCAGATAAAGGAGTTCCCCTATCTCTAGCATTTTGTGCAGCACCTCTACTTACATTCGTATAAGCACCATCAGAATTTACTGGATCGTAAACAGTTCTTGTTCTGCCCATAGCATCAGTTACTTGTCTTGCTTTAGCTTGACCTTTTGATGATAAGTATTCTCCTCTTGCTTCATTGTAATCAGCACCATACATTTGATTTTTATTTGATGAGCTATATCCAACAGCATTTCTATCTTGGAATCCACCCATAGTGGTTTTTATTCCTAATTTATTTCTTGCATATGCATCTGCACCACTACCTAATTTTTGAATAGCATTGTTTTGTCTAGCTAATTTTTGTTGAGTAGTTTCATTCCTCATTGATGGAGGAACATTAGTTTGACTACTTTTATCTCTAGTAGGATTATTACCTCCCATTATATCTCTTTACCATTTTGAAAAAATCCTTTTTGACCTGATTTACTAAACAATGATCTTTGACCAGTTAATCCCTTTGCATATCTTTTTTTTTGTTTGACTCTGTTAGCTTCTTGTTTTGCAACTTCATCTGCTTCTTCTTTACGCTTTCGTTCAATATCTTCTCGTAAAGCTCTATCAGCTTCAGTTTCTTTGTAAGATGTCGATCCAAATATACTACCCATAATTAATGCTGTTATAAATCTATTTCACTATACCCACGTTTTTTCAACGCACAATATAACTGATAGGGTGAAAAGATCCACCATTTATTTAATCCTATTAGTCTTTGTACATAACTAACACAGCTATGTTCTTTAATCCATGAACCCATAAAGCTAGGAAACCCAGTTCTTTCTGAAGTATTATCACCTTTAAGGACTACTCCATTTCTTATTCTTACTAATCTAAAGAAGGCATCTGCTTCCTTATCTGATATAGTTTCCACTAATATCTGCCCAAAGATATATTCTATAATGATCCAATGCTTGGTATCTGTATCATAACTGATAACCCCACAATGTTTAAAGCCATCTTTGAAATACTTTGTTTGCCAATGTCCATCTTCATTATGAACGAAGTAAACTAGAAACTCATTTTGTTTTGCCATATGGATTTTTTCTTTTTCTTATTATCAAATATATTCCAAGTTCTAGTTTTAGCAACAGTAGAATTTGTAGCTGTGCCTATAGTTAATTGTTTTCCTTCTCCAGCACCCATTAATAAATACTGTAAAGCATCATGCACATGAGAATATTTATTCTTATTAGGCTTTTCATCATAACGATCACCAGATGTTTGTATTCTTCTGTAGTGATATCCTCCATTAAAACCTTTTTTAAGATTCACACAGTTAGAATTTAAAATAAAACCAGCCTTTCCCTCTACCAATCTACCAAGAGCTGTCTCTACAGCTTCTATACGTAGAGAAACATCATTACTTGGAGCTGGTCTAGCCTTAACTCCTTGCGCTCTCATAATTTGGAAGGGAGTAGCTTCATCTGTCTGCACTCTAAAGTCTCCAGCTGGATCACCATAGATATCTATAGGTAGACCTTTGTATGTTTTAGCTATTTCATGTTTAAGTAATTCAGTAAACCTAACAACACCCATATCAAAACAGACTAACTCTTGTAGAATAACCCATCTACCACTAGTTAATTTCTGTGCAAAGACTGCTGCTGGTGTTAATCCAAAGTCAATTCCAATAAATACTTGTGTAGGAAATGGAGTAATAAGCTTTTCACTAAGATGCATTTTCTCTGACCAGCTTGGATAAACTGGCTTACCTTCTTCTAATGAACCAAGTTTATTCATAACATAAACATCAATCCACCCTTTAGTTTTACCTTTAACTATATTAGTATAGTAAAGATCTGTAATATTTTTCTTATTTTCACATAGGGGATTCCTATCATATCCTACTAATTCTCCTTTATTATCTTTCTTTTCTAGTAATGCTGGAGGTTGTGTGTGGAAACTCCAGTTGTCAGGCTTGACTAACATGATTGCTTCTTCTCTTGATATGTGATCTGGTACTGGTACATCACCAGCCATGACTGCCCACCAATGATCTTCTTCAGGAGCATTAGTATCTGCGATAACTCCATACCATGAAGCACCACCATCACGCATAGAAGGGTATCTACCTACTCTCATAGTACAAGCATCTATAATTGACTTAGGTAATTCTCTAGCTTCATTAACCCAGACACCAGTAAGCTCTAATGATAGTAGCTTCTTAACATCTTCAGGTCTATCAAGAGCTAGGAATATAACTTCTAGATCTACATCACCTATAGTCATTTGATGAGTATAAGGAACTGACCATCTGAATGGTCCGAACTGATTTTCTGGAAACCAATCCAGCCATGTTTTAATAGTAGTAGTTTTTAATTGAGGGTTCGTGTTTCTAATAACAGCCCAGCGAGACTTTCTTCGTCCATCAGCGCCTTTTTGTTGTTGTAATGCTCTTCTAAATAACTCAATACAACAAGCAACTGATTTGCCAGATCCAACTGGACCTCTAAGTCCTCTGAAGAAGTTATCTGATTTAAGAAAGCTTTTAAGTGTTTGTCCATCTGGTTTATAATTGAAATCCATTACTTAACATTTTCAATATACATTACGATAAGCTTTTCTCTTGTTGCTGGACCTAAAGCTTCTATCATTTTATCAGCTTCTTTATCTGTTAGGTGTGATTGAGGTAGATGTTTTAAGTGTACATTCTTAACTATCTTTCGAAGTCTTTGTCTATCTATATAAGATAGAGGAAATTGTTTTCTTACTTCAAGATCTACTTGAGCATCAATAGGATCAAAGTCAGGTGGTCTAATTATTTCACTCATTAACACTTCCACTTTCTAAGAGCCAAAGCTTTCCTTGTAGGTTTGCCATTAGGCTTCTTCATTGGTCCTTTTACTCCACCCATTCTAGCACAGAAGCTTTTCTTTCTGCCTTTAGCCTTATCTGTCTTAGGACTAGGTGCTGGTGCTTTAAGATTAGAGCCATCTTTGTTGTTGAAGTACGCCCTACCAGCAGCATTTAAACCACCACTAGGATTTTGATACTTCTTTGCAACCATTACTTAGGTTTCTTTTTAGGAAACCCAGCTTTCATATTTTTAAAAGCTTTATTAGAAACAGTTGATTCTTTTTTAGGACGAGAAGTACCAGCCTTTTTTCTAGCATTAATATTTGCGTACAATCCTTTACTTGGCATTATGACTTAGCTTTCTTCTTAGCAGTAGCACTAAGATCTTTAAAATGTACTACTGGTTTACTACTTGCACTATGTGTTTTACCACTATGCATAGAACCATTAGGCATTTTATGCATTGATCCATTATGAGCAGTACCATTTTTCAAAAAATGTTTTACCCCTTTAGCCATTATTTCTTTTTAGCTTTCTTAGGCATAGCTTTTTTAGTTGCTTCTTTTTTACCAGCTTTCATTGGCTTGGCTTTCATCATTGGTTTTTTCATTCCATACATACTATATATTTCCTTTCGTTATATTGTTTGAAAGAGTTTCTTTGAACTTAATAAATTGATCTACTGAAGTATTGAGTAGTTTAGTTTGTAGATTAAACACTCTATCTGTTCTTTGGTCTAATCTATCTGTAAGAAACTGTACTTGTAGTTTAAGTTCAGCGTTATCTTTCGTTAATTCTTTGACTTCTTTACGAGAATCAGAGAGTTTTCTTTCCGTTGGTGTCATAGACATAATTCCTTCCTATATTAATTTTAAATAAACTGCAAGTTAAAATGAACTGGGTATCATATAGGAGTTTATATATAAAAAACAATTCACATAAACTGTACCTTGACAGCTGTTACAATTTAACATAGGAGTTTTGCAAATATAACACTAGTTATGTACGGAACTATCCATTAATTATCTATATATAATGCTTAATTTAATAAAAAATATATTTAAGAAGCCATCTTCTCATTTGAATGATGGTGTCATACAGTTCTGTAAAGCTGAATATGGTAATGATTGGCAGTATGCCTATCTATGCTACACAAAGGATAAGAGATTCCCTTTGTCAGTACCTATCAGAACCTAAAAATATTTCATGTTCGTCTTGAACTGACTTCTTTTGCCTCGTTATAATGCTTATAACAACTGAAATAATATATACTATTCTCTTTAACACCTAATACTCCCCATTCTTTACAACCTTCCTTACAACAAATACTATTAACCTTTGTCTTTTCATGAGACCAGTTAAGGATTTCTACTATGTTGAAGTACCTTTTTGACATCTGTAGTTTGTTTAAGTCCTATCACTACCGAGGATCACTGGTTTTTAAACCCCCCCCCCTCGTGTTGTGATCTAGCAGTGACTTGGCTGAATCATAGACTATGACAGATCAATGTTGATCTTCAACTGTCCTTCTACACTGTGTTGCACCTTGTCTGGGGTACGTAGCCCAACCCTATCTAGTACATCTCTTGATGCTTCTAGCTGTACGTACTCTGACTTCGCACTACCAGCCAGATGGACAAGTCTATTACTGGCAACCACTGCGCCTAGCCCTAGAGTTCTAGCACACTGATCCATCATGTACTTCTGTACCTTTGCTGATCGTAGTGTTCTTGACGCCTGTACTCTACCACCATCTTTCTTTGAATAACCTGCCTTTATGGACGCTTCTTTGATACTACACCCAGACGCTACAAGTGTATCTACTAATCTTATTTGTTTGCTTGTCAAACCATACTTCGTTTGTGCTGACTGCTCTTTATCTGTTAACGCTTTCTCTTCCGTATCCATCTCTTGCTAAGATATAGATATAGAAAAAGTGTTGTCAAGATAATAATTACGACATTCAATAACATACTGATTTAACTGTATATATTAGACATGATATAAATAGATAAATAAGAATATATATTATATTAGTTAATAATAATTAGATTCGCATAGCCATGCGTTTCCATAATGTATCTAAGACTGCACAGCTGACATAGATCATTGACGTTAGTTAGTCTGTTATAGATATCTATAATAAGATGATCCATAATGGTATATTAAATATAAAGAATAAAGTTCGATATATAGAATATGATACAAAATGACGCATTAAACATTATTATATATACATAAGATAATAGATGAAATAGAGTAAATATTAATTAATCTTTAATAAGGAGAAAACAAAGATGACAACACTAGAACAAAAAGAGACTGAAATACTAGGTACTATTAAAACTCAAACAATGTCAGGATTAAATACAATGTATTCTGATTTAGTTAAATTTGATGATATCTTTAATCTTCAATGCGAGTTAGGTGCAGACCTTAGAAGGTTAGCATATACTATTAAGGGCTTTGATATGAAGCTTGACGAAGTCAGACTTCAATATTTAGCATTAAGAGATGCTTGCGCTTCTGGTGATATCAATAGCGCTAAAGCTTCAATGAATGGTCAAGAGGTTTTATCAAAGCAACTTAGTTCATTAGAGTGGAAAGCTGAAAGATTAGCTTATAGCCAAGAGTTAATCAAAGCTAAAGAGGAAGCTTATATTGATTTCTATTCAATTAAGGTAGGTAAAAAATATGTTCCTTATTCTTCAAATGCTTTTAAATCAGATAAGCACTTAGAGAAAATCAACAAGGAAAGTAAAATTACCAAAGCTTGGTTATTAGATCATAGCAATGAGATTGAGCCAATCTTAGAAGGATCAGAAATGATCCCAGCAATCATTGAATAAATAAGCATTAACATCTGGGTAGTTGGTTATATATCAGCTACCCTTGTAATAAATTATTACAAAATCTCAAAAAAAAATCGCTCACTTCGTGAGCGTTATACACATATTCGCGCGATTAAGTGCGCGAAAAAAGGGCTCACTTCGTTCGCCCCATAATAAACCGAATACGATATATAATATAAAATAGAATATATCAATTCATTAACAATTAACAATAAGGAGAAAACAAATGACAACATTATTAATCACACTAGCTTGTATAGTACTAACTATATACATAGTAAGCTTTGTAGCTTCTATATTTATAG